TTTTTCTCTTTCTGTATTCTTCTAATGAAAGCATAGTATATTATCTGAGTGAAATATGCGAATGGATTATTTGATTTTGCAGGATTAAAGTTGTTCATATATTGTAAACAGTTTTCAATCCCATCTGAGATCATATCATCTCGATATGTATAGTTAATAAAATTCGGTCTGTAAGATAAATGATTAGCAATCTTTAGGAAACACTCACCTATATAATTAGTTACCTTAGGTGGTTTTCTTTTCTTCTCAACTGACTTCTCATACTTGGTACGCCAATCGGTCATTGCTAGTAGAAACTTTTTGTTATCTACATAGTGTTCTTTATGTTTTGCTTTTATTTTTTCTGACATAATATTATTATAACATTTTTGCTGTAAAATGTAAAGCTTTTCAATTATTTTTTTGAAACGCTTGACGGCTACTGGATCATGTGTTATACTGACTATGTAGTCGCTTGAGAGACCACCTAGCTAGCCCTAGTGTATCGTCTTTTTTCCAAACAAATCTATCAAGTCTTCTTCTCGCCAATCTAAACTCTCGCCCTTGATCTGTTTGTCCATTTTATCCATCTGTTCCGCTATCTTATAGATGTTCTCCATCTCACTAGCAGAAAGTGCTGGTTTAGCTTTTTGTTTATCTTTCTCTAATTTATTTAAAATAACTTCGTAGTAATTTGAAATGTGTTTGTCCGCTTGGGTGATTACCATTATCTTATCTCTCGGTATTACAAATGTCTTGTCATCTGTAAAATGTAGCCAAGGTGCTAAACTGGAATCATCTTTCATGCCGAACTCTGTATGTCTCTGTACGGTATGTAATTCCAGTGCGTTTGTTATTCGCAAGAAATCTTTGTCAACAGTTATAGAGCCCATTATGGTGCTACCATCTATGAGTCTAACCATTCGATAATCGGTATTATTATCCATATAACTATTTATCAATCCTTTAAGCTAATATTGTGAATTTCGTAATCAAATTCCTCTTCGGTATAAATGTTTATCCTCTCTTGAAAATGTTTTAGTGTAAAGTTTTCTTTTGACTTGTATTGCATATCATCCGCTATGTCGTATAGTGTCGCATTAACTTTATTATCACCTAATCTCAAGCCTCTACCTATTGATTGTAAGTTTCTTATCCTAGATTTAGAGGGACTAGCAAAAATTATATTGTGTAGATTTCTAATATTGATACCAGTAGAAAAGGTGCCATAACTTGCTACGATTATAGCATTGTTTTCTTTCTCAACTATGGCTCTCGCCTTCTCTCTTTCCTCGGTCTCAACACCGCCATAGATATAAAAAACCTTTCGGTCTTTTTCCGCTTTACTCTCTATGAGTTTATATAAATCTTTACCATGTTTCTCTACTAACTGAAATAGGACCAGTGTGTTACCTTTTAATTTAAGTGCTAGATTTTTTATAAAGTTATTTCTAGACTTACTTGACACGAGGTAATCTATCTCGTCTTGATACTTACCATTTGCAATCATCTTACAATTCTCTTCGGTGTGTTTTAGTATCAGACATCTAACAACTAGATTACTTAGTTGTTTTTTATCCATAAGTTTCTTAGTAGATGTGACCTTATTCACAGCGCCGAATAATCCCTCTAACACTAACTTATGTGTATGAGCGCCATCTAATGTACCTGTAAGGCCGATACGATATTTACAATCGAGCAGTTTTGTCATTATCTCTGTCAGTGATTTAGATTTAAATAGGTGTGCCTCATCACCGAACACAGCACCGAACTGCTCAAAGTATTTCTTTGGTAGCTTATATAGTGATTGCCATGTGGATATCAAGACCCTTTTATCTGTCTGATTAGAATATCCACTGTATAACCTATGACAATATTTCTTTACGTTCCAGCCATAAGATTGAAAATCGGTATACATCTGTTCCACCAATGATGTTGTCGGCACTATCAATAGACACTTCTTATCTTTCAATAGATGTGTGTAATATCTTATCAGTGCATATATTATAAATGATTTACCAGAGGCAGTGGGACTTAACAACAAAGACCTATTGAATCTAAGATTACTATAAACAGCGTCTATCTGATAATCTCTAGCCTCAAACTTTTGACCTAGACTATTACAGAAATGCTTTACGGTATCTTTGTCGACCTTATTATCTATCTCTACATCTTTGCCACAGACTATCGTATATCCTCTTTCTTCGGCAAATGCTTTTATATAAGGATATAGACCGAAGTAAATCTCTTTAGTCTTTTGTGAGAACAATCTAATCTTACCATCCCACATACGATTACGAAATGCTGGCATGAACTTATAGCCTGGCACATAGAAAGTAAAGAACTCAGATATCTCTCTCTGTACATCCGATTCACATTCTACCGTGATGTAGACCTCGTTCTTCTTTTCTATGATTAATAGATTAGTATTTTGCGGATTGAAATTCGTGTTGTTCACCTACTTGCCCTTTAATTTGTATATTAAAAGAAATACTTATGCGATCTCTTTTAGACTTGTTTATCGGGACCCAATGAACTAACCACGAAGGAAATATTATTAGTCTGTTTTGTTTTGAAATATAGGATAGTAAGTTTGAATTTTCGTTAGTCTTAGTTTTTTTCCTTGGCACTAGCACATCTGCTGCTGGTCTTGGGTCTGAAAAAATAATACCAGTTTCAGCGTCTGACTCTAAATAGAATACTCCACTTAAAAAATTATTAGAGTGTGTATGTGGTGGGTGTGTCTCACCAGGTTTTAATATATTACCCCACATACCAGTTATTTCTATGTCTTGTACGTTGTAATTTAGTTTATCAAATATATCAAAGGCAGTCTTACCTATATCATTTGCAAACCATTTAAATGGCTCTGTCTGATCTAAGTTAGGTCCTGTTTGAAAATTATTAGTGTTTTTATATAAATTTTTTATTTCTTCTTGCATAGCAGGTAATCTCTGAGGTGCCAGATAATTATCTTTTACAAATATATGTGTTGAGAAAACCTTTTGATGATCCATTATATTGCGCCACTAGTGAACTTCTTCCATTCGATAGCATTCTTAATTAAGAAAGTCCTATTGTTTACGCCTCTTAAAACTTGTTCTAAGTATTTTACTATTTGATTTAGATATGCAACCTTTTGATCCGCCTTTTGTAATTCAGGATCAGAATCCATATAGATATGAACATCTGCTTTCAAGACCTTTATGTCAAAAGGTTTTGCTTGATACACACTAGGGTCTGCTTTACCTGTGTAGTATTCCCACTTCTCTCTAACCAGTGTCTTATGATCCTGGTCTGCCTTTTTTAATAGTAGGTTAAATTTATTAAAATGTATAAGATACTTATTATGTAGTAGTGGTATATTTACCGACTCTCTATCTAATTCGGTATCATCTAGTTTAAAGTCTTTATTAACGGACTCTTGTAATTCTTCTAATGTCATATTATTATTATATCATCTTTTCGGTTAATTGTAAAGCTTTTGCTCCATTTCTTCTATGGAGATATATTTTAGATTATCACACGAACTCCATTCGTTTATAGTGGAAGCGGTTTTTTGCTTCCCCCTATTGACCTTATAGAATTGAACATCTTTAAATTTATCAAAGGTGTTCTTATGTTGCATTATCCAGTTATACATCTCATCTGGATTATCAGGTCTGGCAGCCAGTGCGTCTGTCTCTGCATAACTCTTAGTGCCAGCATAGATATTATTTACCTTATTATCATCTGAGAATAGGTCATGGCCTACTAGATACACCTCTCTAGCATTCAATTCACAAGCGAGATATACTGACCTACTGCCTGTCGCATATGCAAAGCCATCTACCTTGGGATCAATATCGGTAACCTTATCACCAGGTTTCACACCTGTGACATAAGTTATACCTAGATTCTTACCCTTAGTTAAAGTGAACACTCCATCAGCGCCGTGATATACAACTTCCTCACAGCCGTTAGGTTCGTTATCTATCTTACCCTTACCATACCACTTATCTGCTAACATCATATCGGCAACTATATTAGGCACGGGAGTCCAATAACCTAGATAACATATCTCCTTATTTGCATATCCTGATCTATACACCTCATGACTCATCCTTGAATCCAAAGCGACCAGTATGTCTGGAGAAAAATCTCTGTAAATAGCATTGCAACCTATTACGGTAGCATAGTCTTTCATTTTTGTGAGGTCTAGGCCTAGTCTCGATTTACCATTGCCGAGACAAATAGCCTTGTCGATCCATCGTAAAGTTTCCATCAATTTTCATCCTATTATTATGTCGTAGATATCTGTACAATATCATAATTTAAATAATTAAAACTCGCTTGTACCTGTATGTAGTCAACATCACTCGCTTGAACATTATAAGATAGTGAGCCTAGAGATATCGGATAAACATTTGTAAATCTTATCTCAGTCTTTGCGATGTTCTTACTATTTAAAACTGTCAGTGTTGCGTCTGAGTAGGTACCGCCCTCTGCTAAAGGTGCTGGTGTTCTCTTTGATCCTGTTGCGACCGAACTTGCAGTCGAACCAGGAAATCTATCAGCGCCTGCTGCTTGTAAGTCAGCAAACTGTTGATGATTTTTAGGAAATCCTAGACCACTGATCCAGTCATGTAATTCTTTATAGTTGTTTAGATTCTCATCAACAAGGAATGACAGGTCTAGTGTCTGATAAGTCACATTATCGCCAGGTACAGGATAGTCGTATAATGGTGTGGATACAGTCGCTGTGCCTAGACTTATGCCAGGTATGTTTGCTGTCTGTACAAAGAACTCTACCTTAGGTAGTTTTGCCATCTTAAATCTAAACTGTACAGGACTTGCATAATCTAGTTTACTAGGTTGTCTGTCGATTATATTTGTTGTTGTCATACTACTATTTATAATGAATTTTAGGCTAAAAAAAAGGGGGAATAAATCCCCCCTTTTCTATATTTGTCTTTCGGCAAATATTACATTATGTTAGTAATTTTAACACGTCTGTAATACAAGTTTTGTTCACCAGCAGCAACTGCGCCAGAGTTATCTAGAGCACCAGTTCCGTTTGATGTAGCGAAAGGATTTTGTACCATTCCGTATCTAGTCTTGAATCCAATTTTTGGTTGGAAACTGTCTTGACCAACTGCTCTCACCATTTGTAGTGGAACATATGGACAATAGAACAGACCAGAGTCGTAAGGTGAAGTTCCTTTGTAACCTACAACGTAGTATTGACTAGCAGATATGTTCGCTGCATATGGATCAACATATACTTTGAATTTACCGTTTAGTACACCAGCGAAAGTATTACCAGTGTCATCTACGTTTAAGTTTGTCGCAAGTGAAGGAGCGTAATCTAATACACCTGACATCTGAAGTGCAGAAGCAACATCAGCTGAACAGATAATTATATTACCTTTTCCTCTTCTTGTTTTTTGACCGATTGCATTTGCATCTCTTTCAATTTGGAACATTAGGCCTTTGAATTTTTCAACAGACCATCTACCATTAGAGTCTGTATCTAAGTCAAAAGTACCAGCAGTTGTTGTGTTTACAGCA